ATGGAGAACAAGACCATAAGACGCTTCATCTTCACCTGGAACAATTATACTGACGACGACTACGACAAAACGTGTGCTTTTATAAAAGGAAACTGCAAATATGGCATCGTTGGAAAAGAACACGCTCCAACAACCGGAGTACCACACCTACAGGGTTTTTGCAACCTATCCAAACCCATGCGCTTCAGTGCCATCAAAAAGTGTCTCAGTAACTCAATCCATATTGAGAAGGCAATTGGATCCGACGAACAGAACCAAAAATACTGTTCTAAGGCAGGCGACTTTTTTGAAGAGGGACTACCTTACACCCAAGGAAAACGTACGGACCTCGAGGCTGTGGTACGTGATATGGAACAAGGTACCGTTAGACTTGAAGATATTGCCGCCAAACACCCATGCGCATTCATCAAATACCATAGAGGCATCGATCAACTATTAAAGCTAATACACCCAATCAAACCACGTGACTTCCAGACATACGTCTACTACTACTGGGGGGAGCCAGGAACAGGCAAATCGCGAAGAGCAAAATCAGAAGCAGATGCCGTGAACTCAGCTTCAATATACTACAAACCCAGAGGACTCTGGTGGGACGGTTACAGGCAACAAGAAAACGTTATAATAGACGACTTCTATGGCTGGATCAAATACGACGAATTGCTGAAAATCTGCGATCGCTATCCCTATAAAGTACAAATAAAAGGAGGGTTCGAAGAATTTACATCAAAACGCATTTGGATTACATCAAATGTTGATATTTATTCATTGTATAAATTTGAAGGTTACAATGCCGAAGCTTTCAAAAGACGTATTACATGTATGGTCGAAATGAATTCAAATAAATGATCGTTGTACTGAATACTTCACGTATATATCTTGCTTTACAACAAACCACGCCTGCTTATTTTCAAACACCTCATCCGAATTCCTCTCAAATGCAACAAATCCACTATAAATAGTAGCAGAAACTCCTGTCGCAGGAATACTGAACTCAGGTTTATAAACTAACTTATTCATATCATCAGAAGTTTGACCTGACGAATGCAAATGCGCAGCTGGAACTAAAGCCATAGAAGCCCTTCTGGTATTAGAAATCATTTTTGCTTTATCAACAGACAATATGGCAGGGAACGGAGTACTAAGAGCAGGCGACTCTTTCTTATAAGGAACAATAGCATAATGCAACTGAATACTGGTTGTTGAATTAGACACATTTTGACACGGTATAACAGACACTACTTGCTTCAATATCTTAATCTTCTCAAAATTAGATGCCAAATTAATATGTTCTGCGAAATTATTTAAATTTATCCTCAACTCTTGAATTTCTATCTGATTGGGTGATCCAGTTGCAATTCTCAAATCAATTTTACGAGTTACAGTACGAGTGAGTTTACAATACAAAACATTTGGTCGAACCTTCCTACGCCCGATACGACGACCAAAACGCCGACGCCGTAACCGGCCAAACCGGTTTTTACGTGGACGAACACGTCTACGCCTACGGAATGCTGCCATAGCGACTGGCCTTGAAAAGTGAAAGGGAGCGGTCCGGAGCTGTCCTCCCCACTCCCGCGCGTTACAATGTTACGCGTTACGAAGTGCCGGGTAATACTATACCGGCACTTCGGTCGGCGTGGTGGGGGCACGCCGGGTAGCAACAGAACATGTGGCCTTGCCCGCGCCTACGGCGCGGTCCCAAACTTTTATATCTAACTCACATGCATGGCTTCGCAAACAAGACGGCGGCGTGCCCCGATGGCGCATGCGTTCGCTTCGCTCACGCTGCGCCATGGGGAAGTGGTGGTTCATTCCAGTAGTAGATAACAAGTCGCACAGACCAG